ACTCCACGTTGAACCAATAAATTGCGTTTCCTATCCCATCATAAAATCCATCCAATAAAGACAAGTTGTTACAAGTCCTACTCCTATAATTACCGCTAAAGCACATTTAACAATAATTTTTATTAGCTCACTTTGACTTTTTTTCATCACCACATCTAAATCATTCAAAGCTGCATTCTTTTCTATCTCAATTGAATCTTTAAGTTTCTCTGACTTATCTAACTCTGCTTTTAAATTTTCTGATAGTAAATCAATTTCTTTTTTATTCTTTACAGTTTCAGTAACATCAGTAGCAATTTTAATTATGCTTGTAACATTTCCTTTGCTATCTAATATAGGATTGTATGTTGCCTGTAAATAAATAGGACTACCATCTATCTTTTTTCTTTCAAATACACCTTCAAAAAACTTTCCAATTCTTAAATCATCCCAAAATTTTTTGTAATCATCAGACTTTGAATACTCATAGCTAACAAATATGCTGTGGTGCTTACCGATTATTTGATTTTTTTCACTGGGTTTATACCCCATTGCTTTTAAAAACATATTATTCGCATCCAAAATAAAACCATCAATATTAAAAGTAATAGTTGCTGTACTTCGGTTAATTGCTTCTAACTGTTTTTTGCTATCAACGATTGCTGTAATATCAGTAGCAACTTTCATTACTTTAGTAATCTTACCACTATCATCAAATATAGGATTATAAGTCGCTTGTAAGTTAATAAGAGTACCATCTCTTTTTACTCTTTCGAATTCTCCTTTATAATACTTACCGCTTCTTAGTATATCCCAAAACTTCTCGTACTCCGATGATCTTGCATAATCTTCACATACGAAAATGCTATGATGTTTACCAATGATTTCATTATATTCATCCGCTCGATATCCCATTGCTTCCAAAAAGATATCGTTTACACCTAAAATAGTACCACCTAAGTCAAAATATATGATAGCATTACTTCTATTTATACCCTCAAGCCTACTTAATAGTTCTTCCTTTGATAAGTTTTTCACTCCTTTTGAGGTTTTGTTTTATTTAAAAATAAACACAACCTTTTCATTAACCTACTACTCAACCACTTCGTCAGCTGGTTTATCAGCTGGAGCTTTCTTAGAGAATTTATCTAAGCTATCTGCACCCATACCAATAGCTGTAATTACCATAACGGCATTTACTAACTCTGGAGCTGGTTTAATGTCTGCGATTGAGAAGGAATTCATTGTCATGGTTGCACATAAGAATAATGCACCAATGAAAGCGATTACTGGTTTTACTGATGTTGATCCACGTTCGTCTTTGAATAGATCAATAATCCATTGTTTAAAAGTCATAATTGTTGTTTTTATATTTTATAATCCACAACTTTTATGTAACTTAATAAAAAAAGGGTTGCTGTGAATTAACACGCAACCCAATTTCATTTAATATAAATATCTTTATACTAACTAAAAATTAGTTTTATTTACAATTTATAAAAAACTGTTATACTACCGTTACTGATAGGATCTACATCTGTACTGTTCTTTAATGTTGATGTGTACCTTACTGCAACATTGAATTTACTATTGATGTCGTGAGATAATACTCCACCAACTGTCATTCTGCTGCCGATACCATTGTTAAAGAAACTAACACCTGCTTCAGCACCTAAGTTAATTGCTTTAGCGATAGGATAATTAGCACCTACTAATACTGGAATTTGAGATACATTTACAATACCAGTTTTTGCTTGATAAGAAAGATATCCTGCTGTAAGAGAATAAGTCCAAGTTTTACCTGGCTTACAATTAGCAGAAACCAATCCACCAATACCGTACTTGAAGTCATTTGCTAAAGCACCCATTGGCACATTAACTTGAACTCCTGCATTATAACTAATTGTTGCTTTTTTCTGTCCGTAAGACATTGTGGCAGCCAACAAAGCCACGATCAATAACATTTTTTTCATAAATGTGTTTTTAGTTAAAAAATCCGATCAACCCACCTATTGGATTTAATCGAGAGCTACTTATGTAACTCTTGTGGAGGATCGCGGATTCGAACCGCGGTCTCCGAAAGTAACAATAATACCAACGTCTCACATGCTTAGTACTATATTGCTACTGTACTGTAATTTAGGGCCGTTCTATTTTGGGCGACAGCAGTCCACCACTTGGTTTATTAGTATACTACCAAGAAATTATTAAGTGCTGTTCTGTTGCAAGGCTATCAGCTGCCCCGGTTGACTAGGCTGCAATAGCTAAGTCAGCTCCTACAAACGCCATAGCGTCTTCGAAGTTCCAAGTTGATAATTCAACGTTGTTATTTATTGTTTTGTTCCTTGATTAAAGAGGCTTGAGAACCATTCCTCTGCATGTGATATTATCCTTCTCATCCGGATCAAATACCTATACATCCCCCATATATTAAAGATCTTAAAAAGTTACCGTCTTTGACTATTTTTTTTAGTCTTTTAAAATTTGTTTCTTTGTTATTTTATCTTGAAATTTATCAAATCGTGAATCCATCACAGAGTATATTTCACTAATTCTTTGATGTACTACTGCAATCTCATTTGATAATTCACGAACTTCTTCAGATATTCGTCGTTCTAATACCTGCATATTATTATCTGCAGATATATTTGTACTATCTATCCATTTTTCTAAGGATGTAATTGTGTTTCCTTGTCTAATTACCTTTACCATACCTACAATAATAATTCCTATGATAATAATAGCACTCATTGCAAGCATACCAAAAGCAAACGCTAATTGTGTATTCATAATGTATTTCTCCTTTATGTCAAAGAACGGTAACTTATTTTGTACAAGAGGGGTGACTTGCACACCCACGGTTCGATTACTCTGCAACCAACCAGATTTTACCTGGTAACGTCTAACTATTAAAGTATGTCGACTACTTCACTTCCGCCACTCTTGTGTGCTAATTACTTAGCTTTTACTGTATCTACTTTTTTAGTAGTATCAGCTACTACTTTCAAACTATCAACTTTCAAAGTGTCTACTTTAACTGCTGTTGAATCTGTTGTTACTTCCGTGGTTGCGGTTCCATTACATGCGGCAAATACTGTTACGATTGCTGCTGCTGCGATCAATTTTCTCATTGTTTTTTTGTTTTTGTTTAAAATTATTAATTGATATTATAAATATACTATTTTATGTTCTAATTATTAAATTTATCTTATAAGTTAAGCCAATTCCTCTAATTCAAATTCAGATAAATATTCTCTCATTTGTGAGTAAACTGTTTCCCCAGTCTCTTCAAATCTAGTGGAATTAAACGAAGTGAAACCTTCTGGTGGAGTTAATTCTTCTAGTAGAAGATTTCCACTTGAATTAATATTAGTCACTGTATATAAATCTCCTTCATTTAAGATTCCTGGTTCTCCTTTTACACATTTAACAATTGATCCAATTTGTATCATAATTTTATTTTTTATTTTGTTAATAAATCAAAGTGTCTTGGATAGATATGAAGATTTGTTATGAAAAAATGCATTGCGCCAACTGGATATCCTGTTTTTTCTGATACATATTCCATAAGTTTAGCAAATGTATACTGATCATTACAGAATCCAAAAACTAAATCAATACTTCTAGCAAATACTGTTAATTCTAATTTACCATTTCTTACATAGAAATTCAATACATCATTGCAAGGAGTATCATATTTATACCGATCTAAATCATGTAAAATATAATGAACTACAATTGCTCTACGAGTCTCTTTATTTTGTTTTAAATCTTTTATAACTCTATGTAATTGTTCATTATAATTCCAGAAATATCCATAATTAGAATTAACTTCTGTAGTACCTGGTACCATCATTTGTTTCCAGATCTTTGCTTTTTCAGAAATTTCTTTAGCATCTCTATCTCCTTTTTTATACCATTCCCATTCATACTCAGCATAATCTTGATTAAACTTTCTTTGAGGAGTTGTAATAATTTTATCTTGAGAATTTTCTAAAGTAAATGCAACATTAAATATTGCTTTTGTTCCAGCAAACTCTTCACCTGTTATCATTATATTATTATATAAAGATTCAAAAGCGTGAGTTGCATTTATAAACTTTTCATTATAAATTGATGTGTTCATATTTTTCTACTTTTATAAATTGTTTTAAGAATTGTATTCCTGTTAAATCTCTATAATCATCTAAATATACAACTCTTTTTATTTCTGATTGCAAAATAAGTTTACAGCAGTCTAAACAAGGTGATAAAGTTAAATATAAAGTACATCCTTTCATTGATTGTCCAGACTTTGCAGCTTTTAAAATTGCATTGCTTTCTCCGTGAATAGTATACGGAAATGTATTATTATTTTCATCCTCACAGCAATTATCCATCCCTTTTGGAGTTCCATTAAAACCAAAAGATATTATATTTCCATATAGTTCTATTACTGCACCTACTTTTGATCTTTTACAATAAGAAAGAGTTGCAACTTCTTTAGCTATATTCATAAAGACTTTATCAAGTCTTCTTTGTTTAGCTAATTCCTGTACTGCCAAATCCTCCAGATCCACGCTCTGATTGTCTTGATTCAAATTCATTTACTATTTGTACATTTTGATAATTTACTGGGATTAGAATAAATTGTGTTATCTTCATTCCAGGTTCAATTTGAACTATTTTATTTTGTGATGTATTATACAGATGTAAATGCAACTCCCCCTCATAATCTTCGTCCACTACAGAAGCTCCGACTGCTAATCTACTTTTTGTAGCTATACCAGATTTATTAAATGCAATTAGTGCATGACCTTCAGGTACTTGAACTTTTACTCCAGATGGAATTAAAATAGAATCACCAGGAAATAAAGAAATTTTTTCAAAATCATTTGGCACAAAAAAATCGATGCCGGCACTTTTAGACGTGCCTCTACTTGGAACTTTTACGTCTCTTACTAATTTGATCTTCATTAACTTTTATTTTTGAATTTTCGTAATCATTTAATGCTGCCATGTAGCTAATACAATCTAATAGATTGTCTGATTTGTGGTTATAAGCTTGTCTGGATAGTTTTAATGCAATCATGCAATTATACATGTCTGTTGCAGTTATTTCCTTTCTAGACAGTAAAGAAGCGATCTTAGCAGCTTCTTGCATACCTTCTTGAATAGGTCCATATTGCCTTTCTTTTTCTTCACTACGATTGTAGATTATTTCATTTGCTTTTTCTAATATATTCATAACTTAAATTTACAATATTTTATTGATTTTCTACTGTATTATTTTCAAGTGGAGAATCTTCCTCTTGTTTTCCACTATAAAGTTTATTTATTTTTGAAATTTGTACATCCCATACAAATTTGCCGATAAGTGTAATTATTAACACTAAAAAGATTGTTGATACTATCATATATTATTATTTAAGGTTGTTTTGGGCATTGAATTGATCTTAAATTTCTATCTCTTTGTTTATTGTCTTGTGATGGCTTACTAAAAAAAGAAGAATAGCATCCTGTCATTACTATAAGTAATAGAATTAATATTCGTTTCATTTAACAAATTTATTTTGTATTACCATTCCATTATCATCTATTATATAAACTATATAAACACCTTTATTCAAATGTTCTAAATTTATATTAATATCAGATTCAGAATGGATTTCTCCATATACCTTATTTCCAACTACACTGTATATTAGAATTGTTTTACGGTTGATTACTCCTTTACAGCTAATATTTAGAATGTTATTGTTGTAGGTTATTTCTATCGGTTTTGTTTGGATAAAATTAACAGACGCAATAGTTGAATAGCTTACTTGACCTGAATATTCTACTGATTTGATTCTATATAAATTATATCCTATTTTTGTTTTATCATCTATTAATGTGTAGTATCCTTGTTGATTTGGAGTTAGAGTTGATATATCAATATAATTACTATTATTAACTGATCTCTGTACTACATAATATTCTATATTATCTTGAATTGATACCTTCCAATTTAATTCAGCATCATTATTTACTTTTCTAGCATTGAAGTATTCTATTTTAACTGGTACAACTGTATAAGGACATCCTGCTGATGCTGGTATTAGGAAGGCGTTTAAATACATTCTTTGACCATTTATTAATTGTTCTGTTGTCCCATCTAGATTATGATTACCTAAATAAAATACTAATCCACCAGCGCCTGGTATTAGTTTAGATACTGATGCTCCGTATGTTGTACTTAGAGCTAAGGTATTACCACTAATTACAGAATAGAAATTATTAGTTGGATTACTACCAGATAGCCTAACATATGTTTGAGTTGATCCTCCATTATTTGGATTAAATGTGCCTTGAAATTGAGCATAAGCTAAATCAGCATTATCATAAGATACGTTGTTAGTTAAGCTTGTATTTATGTTATTGTATCCTCCTGTTGATTGAAATCTACCACTAGTTACATTTTCATATCCTTCTATAGCAGCACATTCTGCTAAAAAATTACCTCCAGTTATTGTTATAAACTTTCTAATACTATCTATTAAAGCAGTTGATGGAGATCCATTATGTGGTTCAGAAGCAAATGTATAACAACTTAATCCTAAATTAGCTGCTGTAGTTAAAGTGGTGTAATTAGAAGTTGGTACAGAAGCATTAGTCATATACTTAACATGAATCTTAGCATTACCTCCATCATTCAATATTCCTGCTTTAGGTACATATCCATTCATATCATATCTAATATCAATAGTAATAGGTGATGTTGTTCTGTATACATTTACTCTATTTACTGCTGTTTGAGCAGCATTAAAAGTATTAATAAGGACTCCTACACCATTTGTGTCAGCTGCTGAAATTACAAACGGTCCTGCTTTAAAATCTTTACTGCTAGCAGAGGCAAATGTTGGATATAATCTTTCTGCTGCTACAGTAAAATCAATACCATCATGTACCTTTCCTACTTTGATTACCCACAATAGATGTTTATTAGCATTTAGTAATGTTGTTATTAAACCATATGCTTTCAGATTAAAATAACCTGGATTAGCTTGGTTCACATTATCCATTGCTATTACTAATGAGCCAACAGGTAATGTTTGTGTGTTCGAGGTTGGGTTGGGTAAATCTTGTGCTTTGATATTACCTATTATAAGTAATAATGCTAAACACAGTTTGAAGTGTTTCATTTTTTATATGGGTTTATTATATTAAATATAAATAAATTATTTAGAATATTTTTCTATATCTCTAAAGTCTCTCCACTCTCTTTGAGAATCTACATCACTTGGTTTTAAAGTAGGTTTAGGTGTAGATTTTGCAACATTCCAAAACCAATCACCCGGTTTTCCTAATTTTTTCATTAGTTCCCATCCTTTAGCATCGTATGTTCTAATACAATCAAATGGAGTTTCTATTTTTGCTGGTTTTAAAAATGGTTTATCATATGTATAAAATTGTGCTCTTCCAAGTTCTCCTTCTTGCACATTTCTTGCTACTGCAACTGCATTAAACTCTGTATTAGGAAGTGCTATTTGTAGAGTTCTAGACAATACTCCAGTTGAAAATACAGACCACATTGTTTTAATATCTAGATCTTTTAAATTATCATATACTATTCTAACTCCTCCAGCAACAACCATTTCCATCTTCAAACCAAATTGAAGATATTTTGCTCCAATTGTTTTTGCAAATCTCTCTGCATAAATGTTTGCAGTAGGCATTGCTGCTATTTTTACAAAAATTGGAATAGCTCCTCTTTCAATTGCTAATAGTTGATGTTCACTTGCCTCTTTGGAAGCTGGCATTAATAGATATAGCTTTTTATTGTATTTTTTTGCTAGATAGCAAAGACTTAATGGTGCCATACCTGTTCTAGGTGCTACATAAACAAGCGCATCCTCTTTAACTTGAGAAATTAAGAAGTCTGCCATCTTTGCTTTTGTCCCAGCGGGATAATCCCCATCATCTATGACTTTAAATCCTTCAATATCTTTTATAGAAAAAGTAAAGTCGTGCTTGTAATCCTTTGTGAGATTAAGATAATAATTTAGATCTCTACCATTTGTCATATCTAAATTTTGAGTAGTTGTTGCTTTATTTAGAAACATTTGTTATTTCATTTATATATTGATAATATTTTGGTTTAAGATGTACTGATTGTTTTGATTCAAGAATATCTAACATTTTTGTTCCATCTTCATCTA